TCACCTACCTCCTACTTGCTTGTTCCTGTTCCCAATTCCGCAACCGCTCTAACGCTTCCCATTCTGCTAGTTCGATAGCAGAAATCGGATTATAGGAAGAACTGCCGTAGAGTAATTCTTCAACAGTTCTCCCTAATCGTTCCGCTAATTCAAAGACAAATCTGCGGTAGCCGTTGCGGAGGAATCTTTTCCCGCGACATCTGCCGATTCTGCCGTGAATCCTGACAAACGCATACCAACAGACGCAAGCCTGTCTAACGCGGTTGCTGACTTTGCTAACAAAGCACCTCGGTCTTGTGGACCAAATATCTGCTCGCCTTTTTCCTGATCGAATGATGTTGCTATCACTATCTCGGGGTACACAAACTGGAGGTTTACACCACCCTTTTGATCTACTGCTAAGTCCATGATACGAGTGCGCTCTGCGCCTGTCATTCCACGAACTTCTACTTTAACTCCCCATTCAGGGACATCCACAATTTCACTTGGGATATCTTGCACGGCGAGGATCTGGTCTCTTATGGACACGGTTGCTCCTTAGGGTCTCTGGGACTCGGTTGTTTTCGCTGGTTATTTAGTTGTTATGCGTAAGCACCACGGGTGATTGCACCAGTGATTTGAAACTCTGCTGAATAGGAAACAATGTCGCCTACACCTGCGGAGGTCTCGTATGAAGTCAAGAAGGCTTCTCCACTGTACTTTGTGAAAGTAGCAGTTGAACCTTCGGGACCATATTCGAATGATACTGAATCGGTCTTGCCTACGATAGCAGCCAAGTGCGTATCAACAGTAGCGTCAAATGAGCCTTCTACGCTAATGGTTGCGCCTGTGAAGCCAATTACATAGGATCGATCGGAGGAGCCAAATGAAGTTGTCTCCAAAGTTTCTGCTTCGCGTGGGAATGAAACAGAGTTGAGTGTATTACTAATATCGGTAAGTGTTCCAGCGTTATTATCTACCTTAAATACCGCCGATTTACCATGTCTGAATGTTGGCATTTTATTATCTCCTTGAAAACGCGACGCTACGGGTTATAGCGCCTGTGCCTGTTGCGATTGTTGTTCTTGTTCTTAGATAGCGATTTACTGTCGTACCTGAAGCAACTTCATATCTTTCTGAATCTAGTCCAGCGATTGCTACTGTTCCGAATACAGCCAAATCAGCGAATGTTGAGTTATCTGATGAGTGCTGTACTGCGATTACGGTAGTTGCTGATCTAGCGTTCGCTGTAACATGAAGGTGCGCTACTCCACCATTAGCAGAGGAAGCAGCATTATCAACACTTGTGGTGTTGGTTGTAGCAGATACGGCAGTTTGACAAACTAACCAAACACCCGAATCTAATCCTCCGTTTGCTATCGCTTCTGCTGATACAGAAACAACATCAGTGAGAGGACTACTAATTTCATACGAGGTTGTAGCAGCGCCCGCTAGGACTGTCCTGCCACCAATAGCCGTGCTATCGGTTGATACTGTTACTGTCTTGTTGGTTGTGCTACCAAGAGAAGCGGCAAAGATTGAATCCGCGCTAGAGGTAGTTCCATCGAACAAGCCTTCAAATGAGATCGTGCCTTCGTTATGTCCAACAATGTAGGAGCGATCCGACGAACCAAATGTTGTAGTCTCAGGGGTCTCAACTGCATAAGAAAGTGTTGCGCTGTTTAGATAAGTGCTTAAATCGAAATCATCACTTAATACTGTGGTGTTTTTACCATGACGAAATGTAGGCATTAGTTGGTCTCCTCAACTGGGCGTTGGAAATCTGTACCATCTTGGACAAATCCATCTTTGTCCCCATCGGTAGCGTTTGCATCGTAAGTAACTTCGGGCACAACTGCCTCAACCTCAACAACAGGTTCAACCTTTGCACTTTTGCCATCAGAGAGTTCAATTAGCCCTTGATCTAGTAACCACTTGGCTGACTTCTCTGGAAGATCCGAAACTAATGTTCCCGCTTCGGCGCGTTTATCTGGTGGGTAATCAATTCCCACTAACACTCGGTACTGGGTCATATTGCCTCCTTTTGGGCAAGCAAACCCCGTACCGCATGGATCTCAAGGATTCTAAAACGGTCGGGGTCTCTTTGGACTCGATTAAGCACACTGTACATCATTCTTTCGATTTACCTTCGACCCCACGCTCTAATTCCGCTCGCTTTTCTTTGATCATTCGCAAGGTTAACCAATAACCGATTCCATCTACCGCATTGTCTAACTTAGTTGCGTGAACCTCGCGGGCGATCTTTACACCGACCATACAAAGACTTACCTGTTCGGCGGTTACTTCTACTCCGAGGATCGCCGACCAAATCTTCGCCGCACGATTGAAATCATCGAGAGGATGACCATAAGATTCGTTTCGATCTTGGGACACTACTTCTGCCGCATAAGAGGCTATATCGCGTGGATCGGTTAACTCACTCATAACACCGCCATATCTGCTAGTCGTTTCTCGGGATACATACAAAATGTTAAAACACCTACTTCGGCATTATCGCCCTTGATTTGTTCCCACCACACACTGCCTCCGTCAAGAGCGGGTGCTTGTAGCCACATAACACCGCCCCAATCTGCTGCTCGGAGATGGTGCCAATGTCCTGAAACCAATACATCTGAATCACCTATGGCTTGTTTTCCGAAAGACTGTCCTTCTAACCATCGACGCATTTTGAGTTCGGGAGAAGCACCTGAAACTTTGGCAACATGACCGTGGGTGAGTCCCAAGATCCATCCTGCTGCTTCGACGGTGATGGATAACTTGTCTTTGGGTATTGCGAACTTAACATGGTCATAAACTTCGGGATTAGCAGCGAGGATCTCGGATACTTGTTCCACGATCGCTAGGTCGTCATTGTCATTCAAAGTTGTATAAGACTTACCTGAACTGTTGCGATTTTCGCCGTGATTACCTGCAACTGCCACGACCTTAACATCGTCGAACAATTTACTCCATCGGATTAGAGCGTCTCTGAGTAATCGTCGAGCCACCTTTACTTGATCCCTACGATCGAGTTCCACGCCGAATACTTGCTGTTCGTAGTGTCCGATACATCCTTCTACCGAATCACCTGTCCATAAAACGATTAACTTACCTAGCGGGCGCTTGATCTTTCGGAGTTCCTTGACGCGGTTTTCTACTGAATCGATACTTGCGAGGATTCGCTTGACCGTGCCCGACAAACCATCTCCATCGGGTTTACCAATCTGCCAATCCGCGAGAACTACGCAAAACACACCATCACCAACGATAGGAGGAGTCTGCGTCTTTTTGTGTTTTTTGATTTCATCGATTAGATCTTCGAAATTGATTTCTGATTCAATTCCCTTTTTTACTACCTTGCCCTTCCATTGACGGTTGAGAACACCATCAGGGTTTCCCCAAACATTGAACAAAACTGGTTCAACTATTCGGAACTTTTCAGGGTCAAGACCCCATATACGCAAAATGGAGTCCCAATCAGGAGACTCCTCGGCTGGAATAGCGTTTGTCGTAACCGTTCCCTCAGACCCCTCCCATATGACTCCAGGAAGCCATTGGGCGGACTTTGCCTTCGGGTTGGGGTTAGGAATAGCACCCGACTCAACAGGCTCTAAAAGCCTATCTAAAGCCTCATCCATGCCGTCGAGGTTCATACGCTCCCGATCACCTGAATACAGGAACATCCCGTTTGTTTCATACGCCTTCTATGTTTTTGAACGATCCACGGCGTTATTCGAATACCAAGTTCATCACTGAACTGCCCTAGAGTTTTAGCAATATCTGTTGCCGTGTGTTGGCTGGTATCGATCATCGTTAACACCTTGTCGCCGAGTTCCTGTGGCAGTAAGGCATACATTCGCTTGATCGCACAAGGACTTCCAGTTGTTCGGTTTCCCGATGTTTGAATTGAGTCAAGCGCATTAAACATCGCGCTAACTGTTGAACTACTCAGGTTTGTTTGTTGCTTTGCACCTTTGGCACTTGAGTTTCCACGGGCGCGTGAGGTATTCCGCAAGGATTCTTTCACACCGCCAACATTTCGGGAACTCGTCATAGTTCGCTCCCCGTCCATACGGATCTTTAGGCTGTTCTTCCTCGCTCACTACGCATCCACGAAACAATCGAGGTTGAAAGCGATTCTTGGGCGATCCAAGTCATCCACGCCCAACGATAGTACGGATCCATTAGAAGCAAGGCGAACGACACGCAAACCGTTAACTGTTGTATCTGTTAAAGCAGCAAGGAGAATCCGAAGGTCTTGAGCAAGGTTTCTCGCTGCTGGGTAATCATCGCGACCGCTACGAACAACTACTTGGATAGATGGTTTATCGATCTCAAATCCTGT